CGGATTGATGCTGCCACGACCACCACGCGCGTCAGACCACGAACCGGTAAAGCTGTCAGTATTGTCTGGCTTGCCGCCGCGACCAAGGTTTTCTCCAAGATTAAATGCAAAATCAAACGGGTTCGAGCTGTATTTTCCAACCTCTTTGAGCTTGTCAATCGTGGCATTCAGAGCAGACACCAGAGGGCCAGCCAAGTCGCGCGCCAAATCTTGGGTGGACTTTTGCAGGGCAAACAGTTGCTTGTTGAACTTTTCGGCTTCTTCGGCCTCTTGCGTCGTGACGCTGGCCACCAGCTTGCTTTGTTCTGCCAGGTCTTTCAAAAACGGCGCAGTTTCTTTTGCCGATTTGCCAAAAAGTTTTTGCACCAGGCGGGCTTTGTCTCCGTCGTCCGCAAAGCCCGCAAGAGCCACGGCGGTCTGGCGCAAAGCTTCGGCGGGGTCAATGCGCTTGAGCTCTTCGGCATTCAGACCAATGGCTTCCAGGGCGCGGGCAGCGTCATTGCCTGGCTTGGCATCACTGAGCAATTTATTAAACTTCACCAGCGCACCGGCCACTGTATCCATACTTGTTCCGGTACGCGCGGCCACATCTTCCAGTGCGCTGATGTTTTCGATGCTGGCCCCAGTGGCGTCCTTGAGGTCATTGAGGGCGTCGATGCTGTCAATGGTGGCTTTAGCCAAGCTGACCAGGCCCGCCACTGAAATGCCGGCCGCCAGCCCACCGAGTGTGGCCTTGGCCACGCTCATGGCCGAGCTGATGCGCTGGGCAGTTTGCTCAGACGCGCGGGCAGCTTTGCCCATGTCGGCTTCAAATTTGGCGATCTTGGCAACAAGATCCACCGAAAGGGTTGCGAGTGCCATAGTCAGTTTTGCTCAGGAGGTTTGTGGTACTTGATGGTCATGAGGTGGTGCACAAGGGTGTCAAGATCTTGCACACCCAGGAGTGCCGCCACGGTGGGCAGCCCAGCCCAGTCGATGCTGCCCTGGCGGGTGCTCAACATGGCCCAGGCGTCGATGGCAATCTGGTGCAGCGGGTCTGGCGTGGGTGGGGTTTCGCCCTCAAACTGGACGTGGTAACTGTCCAGCAGGGCGCTCAGTTTTTTGCGTCTTGCGCCACCTTTTGCTGGTGTTCGGTGACGAGGCCAATGAGGGCTTGCGCCACCACCGCCACCCAAGCCAGCTTGTCAGACAGCACCTCAGCCCACAGCGCGGCGTCAAACGCCAGCGGGTCGGACGAGCCCACGGCGGCGCCCAGCACATCGGCCTCGGTGAAGCCACGCCAATCCACCACGTAGCGGGCGGCTTGGTCGTGCCCCACGCTGAGTTGGTGGCCTTTGACAAAGTGCTGCACCAGCTCGACTTCAGTCGGGCGGATGATGCGCACCTGTTTGCCATCGGGCGCGGCGGCGTCCAGTGGCACCCAGAGCATGCGCGCCTCGCGCAGGCGTTTGATGAGGGCGGCGCTCATGATCAGGCAGCGGGCAACATGAGGATTTGACCCTTGACCTTGATGCCAAAGCCACTGGTGGCCAGCGCGCCCAGGCTCAAGCTCTCGCCCGGCAGGCCGGGCTGACCGCGGAAGATGCGGCGCTCGCCATTGCTCAAGGTAATGCGCACGGTGATGTAACCGTCGTTCAGGGCGGCGGCGCGCACCACAGCCAGGGCGGGCAGCTGCATGTCAGACAGCTTGCTGATTTGCACGTTTTGTGCAGACATCAGACCGGCCTGGGTTTGTTTGACCCGGTCCAGCAAGGTGGTGGCGTCCAGCTCATCGGCCGCGCCTTCGGGGATCTCGTAGCTGGTGGCGCTGGACAGGGTGAGCCAGGTTGCCACGGGCACCACGGTGCCTGCGGTGAAGTCACCGTAGCTGGTGCTGTCCATGCCTTCCAGGTTGAAGGTGTTGGCGGCAGTGGCATCGACACTGATGGCTTGACCCAGCAGCTCATCCATACCGGCGACGGTGGCAAAGTAGGCCACCGTGCCTTCAGCCAGAGCGTGGGCGCTGCTGGTGGCCACAGGCGGGGCGGCTTTAGTGACGATGGTGACGGTTTTCGCGGCGGCGTAGGTGGCGGCGATTTCCACCCGGCAATTGCGGCCTTTGGGGACTGACATGGTGATTTCCTTTTCAGATGGTCAAAAAAAAGGCCCGCGGTTCAGGCGGGCCGGGTGGCAATAAAACGATGGTCGGCTAGTCGGGCCACCAGTCGACGGACAACATGGCGGCCTCTAAATCCAGGTCGCCGTCGTAGGCGGACTCTTGGGTGTTTACGACTTGGCTGGCGGCTTCAATGGCGCCGGTCACCGCCTCCGCCACGGCCTCAGCCGCCAGGCGGGTGTCTGCCCAGCACTGCACGTCAAACGTGGCGCGGGCGCTGACCAGACCGCCGGCCAGCGTTCGGGTGCGGTCTGTGGCGCTGCGGGTGTAGATGACAAAGGGTCGTGCGGCGCCTTGCTCGATGCGGTCGGCAGCGATGCGGTTGCCCACCAGGGCAGTGACGGCCGGGCTGGCCAGAAGCAGGGCGTGCAGGTCGGACTCAAAACTCATGGGGTGATCTTTCCGGTGGTGTTGATTTTGTCGATCCACTTGCCGACTTGGGACTCAAACACTTTGAGGGCTTCTGGCAGCTTGGCGGCGGCGGGTTTGAGGAACGGGGTGGCGGCTATCTTTTTGGAACCAAATTCCAGCCAGCGCCAGTAAAACGGGTCGGTGCGGCTTTTGGCGCCGCGCGCCACGCCTTTGGCTGGCTTGACGTTGACAAACACACCCACGTCACCGGCTTTGCGCGCCTGCTTGCTGGTTCGCACCCGAATGGCGGCCTTGACGGTGCCGCGTTGGCGGTGCGGGGCCTGGGCGGCGTTGGTGAGCAAGGGAGCGTGGCGCTTTGCATCGTCGCGCACCAGGCGCGCACCGGCGGCCAGGGCGTTGCGCAGCACCCGCTTGCGCATGGCCGGGGCCAGCTCGCGCAGTTTTTTGGCAAGGTCGTCAAACCCGGTGAGCTGCACGCTATCGTCCATCTTTGACCCCTGCCAGGCAGATCAGCTCGAGCATGTCGTTACGCCCCACGGGCACCACGCCGGTGATGTCGTAGCCCTGGCCGCGCCACTCCAGGCGCATGGTCAGGTCGACATCCGCACGGTAGTCGATGCGGACTTTGATGCTGTGCTCTTGCTGGGTTTGCGCTGCGGCAAAGAATTCGCGCCCGCGCAGGGCCTGCACTTGCGCCCAGACGGTGGCCAGCGTGGACCAGGTGATGGTGTCTTGCCCCACGGCATCCTTGACCACGCTGCGCGCCTTCAGGGTGACGCGCTGGTCTTTGTCGCGGCACTTGAGCTTGCGGGCGAGGCTCATGCGCTGTACACCTTATCAATGGCCGCCAGGCGATCGCTCAAAGCAACAGGGTCGTCTAGCAGCATCGCCACAAAAATCTTGATCTGGCGCTTGATCTGGCTGGGCACGCTGGCCGCGTCGGTGTAGCCGGCCACGTAGCGCAGGATCACGGCGTTGACCTGGATGCGGGCGTCTGGCCAGAAAGTGTTGTAGGTGGTCTCCACCTTGGCTGGGCCGTAGGCATCAGCAGCGTCGAGTGTGTACGCGGCGGGGTCCAGCGTTTGGGTGACGCCGGCGGTGTCGACGTATTTCAAGCTGGTGATGCTGGCCACCGGTAGGCGCGTCAGCACAAAGGCTACAGGGAAGGAGTCAAGCGACAACTCCCAGGTTTGCGACATGATGCACTGCCCAGTCTCGTGCTCGACCAGGCGCGTGGCGTCCTTGACCATGTCGGCGATGTCGGCGTCCATATCGCTCGCATCGAAGCGGCAAGACAGCTTGGCCTCGGCGACGGTGACGGCCGGCAGCGTCGCGGGCGTGATGAGTTTGAGGGACATGGTCAGGATTTAGAGTGGTTTGGGTATAAATTCAAATCAGGCCGGGCACAAATCAAGCGTTTTCCATTCACCCTTGGTCAGGCCCCGGTCGTCGTGGTACATGTCGGTCATGGCTTGGTGCTTGTGGCCCAGCAGCACCATGGTGTTGATGCCTTGGGCCCGGTACAACCGCTCACTCAGTGACCGGCATTCGTGCAGCGATGTGGGGGCGCCAGTTTTTGGCAATGCAATCGAGGCCTCGCGGGCTTCTTCAAATCGCGCAGAGAGCGATGCGTCGCCCGGGCGCTTGCCGGTTGACTTGCGCAGCAGGTACTCATCGCCCAAAGCGTAGTCGCGGCAAGACTCAATGGCCTCACCCAGCGACACACCCAACGCATCCAGCCGCAAGGCCAGAGGCAGCGCCAGGCGCGTGTGGGTCTTAGCTTGCTCGATGTGCAGATGATCGTCCCACACGTCGCTGAATTTCATCTTGACCAGGTCAGATCGGCGCTGGCCGGTGACCAGTGCCAACACCAGCATGCGCGACACCCATGGCGGCATATGGTTAATTGCATGGCCGTGGATGGCTTGCCACTGTTCCAGCGTGAGCCGGTTGCGCTTCACCGTCACCGGTTGAGCTCGCACCTGGGCGGCTGGATTCCTGTCGAGCCAACCATAGTCCAGCGCGGCGTTAAAGATGGATTTGGTTTCGATCAGAACGCGCTTGGCCAGCGGCGGGTGGTCTTTGTGCACACCCAGCACGAATGCGGACACATCGTGCGGGCGAATCCCCGAAATGATACGGTTCGGTCCAAGCCCACGCAGAACGTGGCCAAGCGAACAGCGCCGGTTTTCCTTGGTCTTTGATGTCACCGGCAGGCCGTCAATGACCTGGTTGTATACCTTTGACCATTGACCGAGGGTGCGGTACTTTGGCAGCACCACGCCAACGGTCCTGGACACAGCAAAGGTGAGAAGCGACACCGGACAAGCGTGCTGAGATGGTTAAAAAATCAGATGACGTTCGCGCCCACCAGCGGGCCGTTGACAACGTTCACGCCAAAGCTGTTGTTTGATGACACACCAAACCATACGTCTGCGTTGTCGGCAGTCGCAAAGGTGTAAATCACAGTGAATGTCGTCGGTGCCGCCGCTGTGGCAATTTCTGCAACCCATACGCCAGATGCTCGGCGTAGCCTCATGATGTCGCCGGTCTGAGGTGTGATCTGCACCGTCGGTGCAACAGTCACTGTGGCGCCGTTAACGATCAGTTTGTAGTAGCCAGCGCTGTTGTTCAGCACGCCAAACTTGTACCCAGTTGCACCCGCGCTGTAGACCGGATCGGTTTGAGAGTCGGTAACACCAAGCATCCAGCTGCGGCCTGCGCTGTATGTGCTACTGAGAGTCCATTGGATATACCCATCGACTCCGGCTGGCAGCTTTTTGTCAGAAACACCCGCGTGAGACGCAGCGAATGTTGCACCAGTTGTTGACCCGTAGTTCCACCCAGCAGTTCCATCACCCGTTTCAATGATGGCTGTCAGGCTTGCGAGCCGGACATTGCTTGTTGTTACGCCTGCGGCCGTGGATACTGTCAGCACCGATGACGGCGTACCCGCACCCGCCGCGTTTGTCGCCGTAACCCGGAAGTCGTAACTGGTCGATGGCAGAAGCCCGCTTACCGATGCTGACGACAGCACGTTTGTGCCGTCTGAAAATGTTGACCATCCGACATCCGATGTCTTTTTGTATTCGACCAAGTAGTCTGTCACGACCCCACCGGAATACGGTGCCCCCCACGTCAACGGAACTGATGTCGATGATATTGATCCCGCGGAAAGACCTGTTACTTGACTTGGAACCGCGCTGGATGTAGTTCGGCCACTTGCCAGCGTCACCAATCCACCCATGGTAGAACCCATTAGCCTTGCGCCGGCTTCGTTGTAATGCAGGTTGTCGCCTTTGTTGTAGCCGGACCCGATAACCGCGAAAGCTGTCTTCGCGCCAGTTGCCACAAATTCCTTATGTGCTGCGTCAATTTCCGAATAGGTACCAGCCTGTGCAGCGATAGCCTCGGGCATCATTTGGCCGACTATGAAGAATGAGTCAGTTGCGCCAGCGATCCCTGCGCGGAATCCTGCGACCAAATCTTTAAGGGCGGAGAGGTAAGCCGCCCGCGTCACGCTGTTTGAGCCATCACCTTCGCCTTGAATCCAAAGCGTTCCAGCGAATCGACTTCCAGAAATGGCAGCAACTGCCGCTGTGACTGCCCTGTTCGCCTGGTCGATGGCGTTGAGGTAATCGCGGTTGTTCGCCCCGTATGGACTCCAAGTCAGCACGCCAGCCACCAGCGCCGTGCCACCCCATGCGGCAGGCACCAGTAGAACCTTCCGGCCAGTGGCGGCAGCATATGCCTTGGCGAAGAACATGCCTGGCCCAACGCCAGTTGGCAGCACCGCCCCTTCTGGCTGTTTAAGTGGATCGATGCCGCTAATAATGGTCCGGTACGTGCCACTGGCAGCGTAGCCGTCAAACTGGAATACATTGGCATCAGTGGTATCAACGCCTGCACTGTAGACCCCGCGACCAGCCATGTTTGACTGACCAGCCAAAAGGATGATGTCGTAACCAATTTCACCACCCGCAGCACCCCCAAAATAATCGGTCAATATCTGTTGCAGACCGACGTATTCCTTGATTACAGGCTGAAGCCCAATGTACTCAGCCATGATCAGGACACGATCTTGTAGTTTGTCGATGCATCGACCTGGCTTGCAGCCACCAGCGCGTCATATTGCGCCTGCGTGCAAACGTAGATGTTTTTTATAACCACCCCGGTGACAGGATTAGGTCTACCCATCAACGGGACAGCCTCAAATTCAAACATGCCACTGGCCGCAAGCTGCGCGGCTTCGGCATCTGAGCGGAATTCAGATTGACCATCTTTCCAAATGGACTGCTTGCCGGTGTAGGCCAGTTCCGAGAAGTTGTCGGCGGTTCCGATGTATTTGATTTTTGGCATGGTCTGTCCTGAATTCGGGGTGCTTGATGCTGTGGGGTTTTACGGCTACA